TTAAGAAAGAAGTTTACTGAATTATTTAATGACCTATTAAGAACACAATTAATTCTTAAAGGTATTATAAACGAAGACGATTGGTCTAGTGTAAGAGATAGCGTAATGTATGATTTCTTACAAGATGGTCATTTTGCTGAATTAAAAAATACAGAAATGACTAGAGAAAGACTACAATTAGCTAATGAAATGAGAGATTACATAGGTAAATTCTACTCATTAAAATACGTTAGAAAAAACGTATTAAAACAAAACGAAAAAGAAATAGAGGAAATGGACAACCAGATCAAACAAGAAATTGAAGATGGATTAATTGATAGTCCTACCTCACAAACTTCCGATATGGAATAAGGAGTAAATAATGGCAGACGTAAATGACAACACAAAAAACTTTATAGACCAGTTATCACAAGGTAATAATGATGAGGCTGGTGAGGCGTTTAAGGCCGCTTTAAGAGATAAAGTTGCTAATAGTTTAGATAACGCTAGAAAAGAATTAGCAGGTAATATGTTTAAAGCACCAGAGGCTGAGGACTTTAGTGATCCAAAACCAGAGATTGCTGACCCAGGAGTATTTAATGCTGATGGTTCAGTTTCAGCAACACCAACAGACGCTAATAAAAAAGATGGTAAAGCTGAATTAGAATTAACACCTGAGGCTGAAAATGCTGATAAGCAGGATAGTTAAAGAAAATTTAGAAATTGATTCAAAGGCTTTTAATGATTTAAGCCCGAAGATGAAAGACGCTGTAAGTGATGTTTTTAAATTAGTAGAAAAATCTACTGGCGATATTATAAAAAGATTTGAAGGCGCTTGTGATAAAGTTAGCCAACATTATAATATTAATGTAATAGAGTTAAACGATTACTTTGATAAAGAAGTAATTGAACAATTAGGAGAGAAATAAAAATGGCATACCAAGGCTCAATGAAAGTTAAAGGCAGCTCGACAGCTGCTGGTGGTGCTATCTCAGCAAGTAATTTTGGCAGAGCTCACTTTGTAAGAGTACAAGCTCAAGCGGCTGCTAACACAATTACGGTAAAAAATGCTGCTGGTACAACACTAGGTACTTTAATATTAATTACTGCTGGCGACAGCATTATAATTGAAAAAGATGAAACTGATACTATTGCTTCTTCAGGTAACGCTGTAGGTTCAGCAGTATCTTCACCAAGATAATGGCATTAACATCTACAAAGTTAGTTGATGATAATTTTAAAATTATTGTAAACGCTAAAGGTGTAGGTAGTGAAGACGATCAAAAGATTGTAGATGTAGAAGCGTCTAATAACGCTTCAAGTGAACCAAAAGTTTCAATTGCTAATTTAGTATATGAAGTTATTGGAACAGGAAACGTTACTTTGTTCTTTGAAAAAAGAGCTAGTATAGATACAACAAAACAATTAATTATATCTGGAAGAGGCAACTATGGCCTAAAACCAGATGAGATAAAAATAACAGATACAATAGGTAATGTATCTTTAACAAGTGACTCTAACGTTACAAAATATAATATAGTGTTAGAGACACATAAAGAATCAGGATATACAAACTAATGGCTGATACAGTTACAACACAAACAATAGCAGATACATCTGGTGTAAAATTTGTAGCAAAACTTACAAACTTTTCAGATGGCACAGGCGAAACTTTAGTAAAAAAAGTTGACGCCTCTGAATTAACTTTTATGACCGAAGACGGTAATAGAAAGATTAGTAAGATATGGTATTCAGTAAATACTGCTAATCCTAAGTCGGCTGTAGAGTTAATATGGGACGGTGCTACAAACGCCACAGCAATGTTTTTGAGTGGTCAAAGTCATTTTGATTTTAGACCATCAGGAGATGAGATACCTAACAATTCTACAACACCAACAGGTGATGTATTATTGTCAACTAAAAACTTTGCTAATGGTGATAATTATACAATAGTTATAGAGTTTAGATAAAAATTTGTATAAATATAACAGAGAGAGAAAAAATGAAATTAATATCCGAAGAAATCGCATCAGCAGAAATGTTGGTAGAAGAAACCAACGGAAAAAAAGACTATAAGATCAGAGGAGTCTTTTTACAATCTAACATCAAAAATAGAAATGGAAGAATTTATCCAAAAGAGATTTTGGTAAAGGAAGTGAATAGATATAATAAAGAATTTATCAATAAAAAAAGAGCATTTGGCGAGTTAGGACATCCTGACGGACCAACTGTTAACCTAGAGAGAGTTTCCCATATGATTACGAAACTTTATCCAGACGGTGATAATTTTATTGGTGAGGCAAAAGTAATGAATACACCATACGGTAAGATCGTTAAAGGTCTTATAGATGAGGGCGCTCAATTAGGAGTGTCAAGTCGTGGTATGGGTTCATTAATCAATAGAGGTGGCAAAAACTATGTAAGAGACGATTTTTACTTAGCCACGGCCGCTGATATTGTAGCAGACCCTAGCGCTCCAGACGCTTTCGTAGAAGGAATTATGGAAGGAAAAGAGTGGGTTTGGGAAAACGGTGCTTTAATAGAGAAAGATATTGAAGCCTGGAGAATGGAAATTTATAAAGCGAAAAAATTTGAGTTAGATGACAAGAAACTAAAAGTCTTTGAATCATTTCTTAAAAAGCTATAATCTTATAAATATCTATAAATAAAAACAAAAAATAAACGTTTATTTTTAAAGAGGAGACTTTCAAATGGCCGAAACAGAGAAAAAACTTGAGGCGATGGAACAAGAAGCTGTGGCAGAAGCAAATGCTGCTAATCCACAAGCGTCTGCTCCTACAAAGAATGCTGTAGCGGCTGAACCTATGAAAAAAGTAGGTGACGCTGAGGATTTAGGTCCTGCGGTTGTAAAACCATCTGACAGTAATCCTGACGCTTCAAAAAAAGTAAAACAAGTTTCTGACCAAGTAAGTAAATCAAGTCAAGTGGCTGCTGAGCCAACTCACTTGAAAACTGCTAAAGAAGAAACTGAAAAGGCTGATGAAAAAGAAGACTCTAAAAAAGAGGCAATGCACGACAAAGAAGATATGAAGAAAAAAGATATGATGAAAGCTGGAAAAATGATGAAAATGAAAGCTGGATATCACGAAGAAGTAGAAGAAAAATCTACTGAAGATTCTTTAGACATCAAATCGGACGTTGACGCTTTAATAGGTGATTCTGATTTATCGGAAGAGTTTAAACAGAAAGCTGCTACAATCTTTGAGGCTGCTATTAAATCAAAAGTAAAAGCAGAAGCAACAAGATTAGAAGGCGAGTACGAACAAAAACTTAAAGAAAATACTGAATCTCACAAAGCTGAAATGGTTGAAAAAGTTGATTCATACTTAAACTACGTAGTTGAAGAATGGATGAAAGAAAACCAAATCGCTATTGAGAGAGGTATCAAAGGCGAGATCGCTGAGGACTTTATTGGTGGACTTAAAAAATTATTTGAAGACCACTACATTGATGTTCCAGATGAAAAGTACAATGTACTTGAAGATCAAGCTAGTAAAATTGAAGAACTTGAAAAGAAACTTAACGAATCAATTGACAAGAATGTTGAATTGAACAAAGCAAACGGCGAGTTAAAAAGACAAGACATCATAGATGAAACGTCTGAAGATTTAGCTGACACTGCTAAGGAGAAATTTAACAAACTTGCTGAAGAAGTTGAGTATTCGAATGAAGACGACTTTAGAACAAAAGTAAGTACGATTAAAGAATCTTACTTTGGTAAAAAAGAAGTTAAAAAAGATGATGAGATAGATAATGTAGCGGCAGGTGAATCTTCTAACGAAGATTTATCAAATGCAATGGCTGCTTACGCTGCTGCTATTAGTAAAACAAAAGACATTAAGTTGTCTAACAAATAATACGGGAGAGAATAGATATGTACTTATCTGAAACTTACGAAAAAAAATGGCAGCCTGTATTAGAACACGCTGATCTTCCAAAGATCACGGATTCATACAAGCGAGCCGTTACTGCGACTATCTTGGAAAACCAAGAAAGAGCATCAAAAGAAGATAGAGCTTTTTTAAACGAAGCTGCTCCTGCTAATGCGACTGGTTCTTCTATTGACAATTGGGATCCAATCCTAATTTCATTAGTAAGAAGAGCTATGCCAAACCTTATCGCTTACGATATTGCTGGTGTACAACCAATGACTGGTCCAACAGGTCTTATCTTCGCAATGAGAAGTAGATTTACTTCTCAATCTGGTACTGAAGCATTATTTGACGAAGCTGATACAGATTTCTCTAGTAGAAATGCTGCTGGTGACTCAACTAGTGATTCTGGTGCTGCTCAAACTGGTACTAACCCAGCTCTATTAAATGACGATCCTTCAACAGCTTACACTAGAGGCCAAGGTATGGCAACTGGTACTGCTGAAGCATTAGGTGACTCTGCTAACAACGCTTTTGCTCAAATGGCATTCTCAATTGAGAAATCAACTGTTACTGCTAAATCAAGAGCTCTTAAAGCTGAGTACACTATGGAGTTGGCTCAAGACCTTAAAGCAATTCACGGTTTAGACGCTGAGACTGAATTGGCTAACATCCTATCTGCTGAAATCTTAGCTGAGATCAACAGAGAAGTTGTAAGAACAATTTACATCAACGCTGAAATCGGTGCTTCTGATAACTCATCTACACACATTGGTGCTGTAAGTGCTATCAACA